ATTTACTCTGTATGCGTCTAAATGCATGGAAAGCCACCTTAATAGGAGAAGAACATGAAGTTATAAGTAAAGAGATATCTAGTGGCAAATTGACGCTTACTTTTAAAAACACGCAGCATACACGATTAGTTGTTTACGAGGTAATGTAACAGGATATAAACCGATAACATAACCTTAGTACATAAATAGCAATACCGTGGTAGCAATATTTCCGGTAAATGCTGTCCCGGATAAATTACTGCACTTTACCGCAACCTTGTTTTCAGATACCGTAGCGCTGGTAACAACAGCGCTGCTCGCGGATTTTAATTGCACAATAGCATTTCTGACAGTTTTTGAATATGCAGACGCTATGCTGGAAACATTCACAGTCCCCTGTCCGTTTAAAAAGTTTATGGTCTGGTCTGTAACTATAAGCACAGTATCTTTATTGGAGCCAATTATGATTTTGTTACCTAAAGCGGAGTTTAGCGCATCAACTTGTTTTTTTAATTCACTCCCCTGTGGCGCCGCCAATGCCAAATCCGGATTCGTTCCGGCCAGGTTGTTCACTGGCGCCGTAAAAGCATGTGATTTTAAATCTCCGCAGAATTTTGCCAGTTTTCCAAATGCAACTTCCAAGGTATCTTGTGGCTGTATATTTGCCCTCTGCGTTGCTACTTCAAACGTTACAGCGGTTTTGGAAGAATCCCCATTTTTTTTCAAAAATTCCGTTTCTATTTTATTTCCACTATAGGCGGTTGTGTCCGAGGGCTGTTTGTCATTTATTGCAACTTTACTCTGTATGTTTTCAACTGCTTTATTCGCATTATCTGCGGCTTTATTTGCGCTATCTGTTGCCTTATTTGCATTTGTGGTCGCCGTATTCGCTTTTGTCGCTGCGCTTTTGGCAGATGTTATGGCTGCGTCTGCCTCTTTTATTTTCTCATCTACACCGGCTGTAAGCGTTCCCTGTATCTCTTCTGTTGCATTATCGATATCTTCCTGCATATCTTCGTAGGTAGATAGCCTTTTCGGTTCTCCTGCTTCAAAAGCTATGTATACAGCCCGTCCATCTTTGCTGTTCGGGTCCCCGGATTCCACAATTTGGAATTCACGGGGCAACGTTTTTGTTTTATCAAATTTGCTGTATGGGCCGCCTCGCTGCCGCTGCCGCGTTTTCTTAATTGCCATTCTTATTCACCTTCCGTCACGGTTACATTTTCCATAGCTGCCTGTCTCAGCGCTTTGAACGCATTTTCCAAGTCGTCTCGTCCGTCCGGTATAATAAACTGTTTACGGACATTCTGCTTTACTGGAATACCGTTATCATCAATTTCTGAATATGTGTATGACACCACAGTTCCATCACCGCTTGGAAAAATTGTAACACTAGAAATTCTACGCATAATATTGCCTCCTTAAATCATTTATGTAATTCATATAAAAGCTATATCCTTCTCCTGCATAGTTGTTATGCTGGATTTCTTCATAAAACTTTGCCGCATTAAGCGCATAATCAATATCTTTTCTTTCATCGGACTCAACTTCAACCCTATCCAGTCTCCGGGCTTCAAATCCTCTCTGTATCCCTTTTAATTCCCATGCAAATTTCAAACCAGGAGTACCCTTAACGGTGAAAAAAAGTGCTTCTTTTTCTTCCACCCATATATCGCCTTTTCCTTCCTTTTGAAGAAAAACCTGGTATTCGCACTCTGTATTGATTGTTTCAAGGAATACATCCTCAATGTATATTCTGCACATTCCATTTGTGTCCAGATATCCTTGTCCTATATCCCCGAAATATGGAGATGAGGTTTCGTAACAATGTTGTACTCTATCTCCGAAATTTTTAGTGCTTGCTACTTTTGCTTTTGTTCCTCCACTGTAAACGAAAAAATTCTGCGACCAGATTGCGTCTGAGGCTTTTACCCACTTCGCGTCAAATGAAATAATTTTTGCACTGTTAGCGTCCATTGTCGAACATCCTACACGAAGTCCAACAGTTAAATTTCTCATAATTTCAGCATCACCAGTGCTCTCAAGTCCATAGGTTTGTAATTTTGCAACACTAACATAATCCAAATCATCGGAAATAGAAAGCATAGTTTTTTTGCCATATTCAACTCTAAAGTATCCTCCCGAAATAGTTGTTTTGTTATTATTTTGAGCAGATATAACCTGCATTGCAGGCTGGGCAACCGAACCACTTTTATCTTTTAATTTTAAAGTAAGATAATCCCATACACCCCGAACTTCCCCATCGCTGTCCAAAACCTGGAGTGTTCCATGCTTATTATCTTTCCCGCCCAACGTCAGCGTACCGCCATAAATCCTATCTGCGCTCACAGTACCGGAATTAATCCAGTCCGCATTTATTCCAATGGCATTTAAAATTTTTGCTATCAGTGTACCGTCCACAGTTAATCCGGCGTTCCAGGTCTTTCCTCCGTCTGTAGATACTGCCATAGCCTCTGCTGTCATTTTCCAAACAATTTTCGACTGTTCTTTTGTGGGTTTATCGTGCATATAGTAGATATAGCTGCCGTCAGACTGTTTTTCTGCTGTCATATATAGGCCAGAGGAGTTTTCAAGCCTGCTGCTCAAATCTTCCATGGCTTTTTCCCATTCTGTTTTCTGCTTGCTCAGTTCCTCTCTGGCTTTTCTATAAGCTGCGCCTGCCTGGGAAAAATAGTCTGCATTGTTTCTGGCCGGACTTTCTGTGCTGTTGGAAAACGATGTCGTTGACATATATTCAAACTCTATATCCGTCAGAAACGTTTCGTATACATTGTTTTTTGTATCAACAACATAAGCCGGGTCCATGAATTCAGCGGTAGGATATGCCGTGTGTGTGGCTGTAAACGGCCGCACTTCAATTCCTACTATCCACTTCCCTATCAGCCCCAATGCTTCTTGTTCCTTGCCGGATATCAGAGGATTGTCAATGCTCAGAACATACCCCTCTTTCCCATAAAGGTATTCCAGTTCCTGCTCTTCCCCATTTACAACTTTTTTGTATGTAGTAGACAATCCAGTAATAACAACATCATCTGTACTAATCTCTGGTTCTTCCGGAAAATTTGACAGCACATGGTAGTCATCGTTATCTCCAAACTCTCCGCCAAAAATGATATCCTGTACAGTTTCCCCGAAATCTCCACCGAATGTCGTGTCCTCAACTGTTTCTCCAAACTCTCCGCCCGAAATATATTCCTGGCTTTCAAATACGGATAAATCGTAGGTCTTAATCAACAGTCTATTGTTCTCATCGCATACCGCATTTCCGCCCGCAATCTGGGCTATATACCCTATCACTTCTCTGCAAACCAGGTCTTTTTCTATGCTTTCTACAATAAAATTCTGGTTCGTAAAGGACGGGCTGCCTAAAACTAAGTTGCATTGCTTACACACATCCTGCAAAATCTGCATCGCCGTAGCCGGAAAAGCAATGCTTGGGCTATATGTAATGTTGGTTTTATACATATCATTTACGGCTTCAATTTCTATTGTGTCACCGTTTGCCACAGGAGAAGTGACAGTGAAGGTACCTTCCTTAATCCGTTCTGTTGTGCCATTCGGCAATTCGGCTTCTGTGTACAGCGTAATGCGCGCATAATAGAAATCGTATTCGGAATACTGCTGCTCCGAATTATCAAGGGCAATCCTAATGGTTTTGGCTGCTGCTACACCAAGAGGGAATGAACTTGCCCCGCCGGACTCCGAGTATCCGTTTCCGTCCAGCAAAAAATCTCTTTCGGAATTAAGTTCTAACTTCTGCCCGTCTGCCAACACAACTTTGGCATATGCGTAAAACGGTCCGCCGTTATGGATAATCTCTTTAAAATCGTAGCTTACATTCTTCATAATTCACCTATATTCTTAAGGGGTTTATGCCTGTTACCTGGAAACTTAATTCTTTTACTGTTTCCTCTCCGTCTACCAGAGAGTAAAACGATGTTTCTATGTTATTTACCATAAACGGTCCCGTTTCCCACCTGGCAGTATAAGTATTAAAGTGGTAAAATTGGAACTTTTCTTTTCCGAGAACCCTTTTCTTAATTTCTGCCGCAGCTTTGGCCGAAATATTACTCCACTTTAAATTGTAGGCCTCAACGGTGAAGAGAACTCCACCTTTCATATAGCCTTTCATGGTTCTTGTCCGGTTTGAATCAGATGTCACCGCCTCGCTTACGGAATAACCGTCTTCATCAACATCCGGCGCTTCGTAGTCATCAAACATCAAATGTCTTTGTGCCATTCTCTCCACCTCTCAATCATGCCAATTCAAAGGGATTTCTCCCTGTCTGCATTTGCATTGTCTTCGCTTCATCAATTATAATACGCATAATTTCTCGTCTGCCTACCTTTGCACTCACCTCATATTTATTTCCGTTGCCGCCTCCGGTTTCTTCTCTCACAATACGTCTTATAAGCCCCTCTGGCGCCTCTATATTGTTTCCATACTTCTGGTCTCCCAATACTGCCATGAATTCCTTGTTCGGCGGAATAACGGCGCCAGACGCAAGATATGGAATGGTGGGAGGGGTTATTGTCGAAATACTAAAGCCGAAACTGTTTCCACCAAATCCCGGTACCCAGCTTGGAATTGTAAAGTGAATCCTGTTAAGCATACGGATTACCGCATTTAACCCCGATGCAATCGCACGGATTATGGTGTTTACCACACCTATAATCGTATTTAATGGCATTGTCGCAATACCTCCCAGAGTTTCAAAGATACCGGAGAAAATGTCTATTACAGACTGCCATGCACCTTTCCAATTCAGTGTGAAAACATTTTTAATGAAATTAATAATTCCACTGAAGGTATTCTTAATTCCACTCCATATATGCTCTACACTGCTCCAAAATCCCTCCAGGATGTCTCCCATAACGCCAAACTGCTCCTGGAAGTCCTGCGTAAAGATTCCACTTAGGAAATCATCAAAACTTTGTAAAATGCCTGTAATTCCATTCCAGATGTCAGAAGCCTTCTGCTTTATCGAATCCCATGTATCACTCAAGAACTGTTTAATGCCATTCCAGACAAGTTCTGCTGTTACTTTTATTGCAGCCCATGTGTTACTGATGAACTGTTTAATTCCGTTTAAAACAAGTTCTATCGTTACCTTTATTGCAGCCCATGTGTTACTGATAGACTGTTTAATGCTGTTCCAGATAAGTTCTGTTGTTGTTTTTATTGCTTCCCATCTTAATTTTATTTGCTCTGCGAGTTCTGCTGCTGCTGCTTTTATGTCGTCCCAGTGTGTTATTAAAAGGATTCCTACGGCAATAACTGCAATAATTGCCAGCGTAAGAGGGCCACCTAACAATCCTACAATATATGAAATTGCGGCACCCAGCCCTCCACCGTTCATTAAAATGGAAATTAATGGTCTTATTACTCCAAAAACCTTACCAATTGTCTTAACCACTGTCATGATTACCGGAACTAACTTTGAAGCCGCAAAAGCCCCTATTAGAGCTGCACCGACAGCTTCAATAATCCATTGATGTTTACCCAGAAATTCAAATAATCCTGCCAAAGCATTTATAATAGCCGGAATGGCTGTTTCTATCAGGAATTTTGCTACCGGGAGAATAATAGTTGTATAAATCTTATACAGGAAGTCTCCTATAGCCTGTACAATCGGCTTAATGGATTCCAACAATCTTGCAATGGATTCCAGCAATGGGTAAAAATCTAAATTTGCAGCCCAGTCGGCCGTTGCCTTTGCAATTCTCTCCACAAAATCAAGGACAGTCTGGATAATGTCCGCTATGGCCTGTATGATTCGTGTTCCGACATTGTTCGTTTCCCATGCCTCTTTCAACTTTGCGGCAATATTTCCAATCAGAATCAAAACTTGCTGTGCGATTCTGAGCATGGTAGATAACATTTGCGTTCCCGTTCCATTTGTCCACACTTCAAGAAGGCTTCTGCCTACACTCTTTGCTAAATCCCCCAAACTTGAAAGCGCATATTTTGCAGCGTCAATGGTATTTTTCCCTTCTGCCTGCCATGCTTCCTTAAACGGCTTAAAAAGACTTGCCAGAGTATCCTTTACTTTTTGCAGGATAGGGATGTCTGTGATTTCAACCTCTTCAAAGAAAGGGCCTTCTGGGATAGTTCCTCCAATGCCTCCGTTGTTCCCACCGCCATTATTTCCACCGCTGCCGCTATTTTGTTCCGTGTATCGGTTTATATCATCCAGAGGTGAAAGATAATCTTCTGCCGCTTCTGCTGCTTTTTCTGTTTCCTCTGCGGCGTCTTTTGCCCCTGTGGCCGTATCCTGTAAACTGGAAGCATAGTCCTTTTGTACCGCTACCGCCTTTGTGTATGTACTTTTTCCCGACAAGAATGCAAAGAACATACTCACATAACTCGCCGCTGTAGAGAGCATATCTATAAACTTTGTTAAGATAGGCGCTATGACATCCAGGATAGGCGCAAACGCCGTAGCAAGGCTGTTTTTTAAGCGTTCCAGGCTACTCCATAACATGGATATGCTTTTATTTGTACTGCCAGAGTATTGTGCAAGATTGGTAAAGCCGTCTTTAATCGCGCTTGTTGCTGTGCTTATTGCACGGAATACAAAGCTAAATAAAAGGGATGTCCCCAACATTTTCCCAATACCAAACTGGGCGGATTTAGCAGATTTTCCGGTGTCTTTAAGATTTTTTGAGAACCGCCTTCCCGATGCAGATGCTTTTTTCTGCGCACTGTCTGTTTTTAACAGAGTTCTCTTATAATCTTCAACTTGCCTTTTAACCCCGGAATATGCCTTACCAAGAGGTTTTTTCATATTAGAAAGCTTTTTTTCTTCTACGGCCAGCTTTTTCATATTTTCTGCCGCTTCTTCTGCCTTATCCCCAAGCGTAAATGCTTTTTCGGCACTTTCTAATTTTCTCAACTCTTTTTTTGCTTCTCTTATTTCATTTGACAATTTATCTATATCTTGCTGTTGGTTCTTATACCAATCATCATTTACAGAACCTCCCAAGTCCATAAATTGTTGCTGTGCACGAATTAAGTTATCCATCCTCTGAGATGTTTTATCTATAGTATCCTGTATGCTTTTATACTCCTGCGTAGGAACTTTCTGATTTGCGTATTCCTGGGCTTTTTGTTTAAGTTCTTCAACCTTTTTCTCCTGCGCAGCGTATTCACGGTTCATCTCTTCAAAAGTATTTATTTGTTCATTAAGGGCAGCTTTGAGTTTTTTTCCAAGTCCGTCAACCGCTGTTGCCATTTTTCGCAAATGGTCTTCTACCTCTTTGCTTCCAGCTTTCATACCGTCCGCTTCTATCTCGGTATCAATAATAATAGAGCCGTCAGCTTCTGCCATATTCTCACCTCTTCTTATTCGGCTCTGCGTCTGGCGTCTGGCTCTATATTTTTCCAAACAGCAAATCGAGGGCTTCTCTCTCTTCTTTGCTGCGTTCTACTTTCTGTTTTTTCTCAAAATCAACCAATTTCTGGTTATCTCTGTAAAAATCTTTCTCCCATTTTTCCAGTTTTTTTCCTTTGCGTTTCTTTTCCCGGATACTCACAATCGTGGAAAATGTGCTCTCCCCGACTTCCATGTATAGCCCGAAGAAAGTCCACCAGTGCATATACTCTTCCGACCGCACATCTTTATGTGCAACCTTATTAATTGCCGGGATTACAACTGGGGCGTCATGTTCCCAGTCCATAAGTCGTGGCTTCGGACTATCTCCCGGCTTTATTCCGCAATCAATAAAATCCACTGCTTTTTCTGCTGCTTCTTTCCAGTCCTTCGGCGGCATGTCCTCAAAATCCACATACAGTATCTGCAGCATGGTAAGGATTTTTTCCCACTGTTTTTCGTTTTCTGTCATGTCTGGAGATAAGATTTCCGGGTCATTCATAGCTGTCAGTACGTCCAGCACAACCCGAAAATCCGTCCGAATCGAATACTCCTTACCACAAACATCAATGGAAACCGGGAGTTTCCAAGCGTCCATTATCGGTGGTACTTCGTCACATATTTGTTCATGCGACGCTGTACCTTTTTACTACGCACTTTAAATTCTTTTTCAACGATGTTTGCAATCGCCGTGAGGACGTTTTCCACAAACAATTCCCCGGAGGCCAAAGGGGAAAACGGGGACAAAATATCGAAAAATGCTTCCTGTGCATCTGCGCCGATAAGATAGCTTACCTGTTCCACCAATTCCTTCTCCGCCGCCTGCATTGTTTCCTCTGAATTATCCGGTAACTGCAAATTGTTAAAGAATTTCGCCACTTCCTCATAGCGATTGACAATTCCTGTATCAGACGGTCTGAAAACGAATTTCCCGAGTAACTTTCCATGCTTATTCTTGATGTTATAGACCTTACTTCCATCGTCGATAATGATGTCGTTGTTCTGGTTGTTCTGATTTCCCATGTTTTTTCTCCTTATCTGTGTTTGTTCAGCTTGGGATTTCCCCGGCTTTAAATTCCGGCGCTCCTGTTTTTAAAGAAGCTGCTGTGACATACCCTTTTGTACGTTTTCCGTCTTCTGAAATACTAAATGGAATATTTAATCCGGCCGTGTCGCCACCATAACTCTGTGGCTTTACAATAACTTCCTGCACAAAAGCCAGGTGGTTTTCTGCCGCTGTGTCCTCGATAATCACCTCTAACGTAAGGGTCTGACAGGCTGCGCCCTTCTTTCTTTCCAGAGCAATATCTCTAAGCGGTCTGTACAGTTCATTATCTGTATCTGCATAAAACGGGTCTGCGTCTGTGGTAGGCTCATATCCGTTATCTTTTGTTTTTGTCTGTCCCAAGATATTCTTTGTAGTTTCCATATCCGGGTTCAGCTCTGTGGAAAGTTCTTCGATATCATCTCCGATAAGAACCCATTTCGCGCTTGCGGTTACTTTTTTAAATGTAGAATCAAGATAGAGCATAAATGCTTCACGATTTAATTTCATATGTTTTCCTTTCTGCTGTCTTTACAGCTATGTTATTTATTCCTGTAAAAAATGTTTCTGTATCTGAATACAAAGCTTATTACCCAGTTCTGTACATTGTTTTCGCTTACATAGTCCAGATACGCTGGTGCCTGCCTTACAATCTCTGTAATAGTCCTGCCGTCTGTCAGCACCGGGTATCCCGGCAGCTTATAAGTTTCACTGCCTATCTTTATTGTCTGTCTTTCCAGCCACCGTCCCAGGTTGTCCAAAAATTCTTTTATATCTATTTTTGAATTCGCCGATTCCGTCGCTGTCCGGTACACAATATAAAACGGGTAGTTGCAAAGCTGATTCACTTTCCCGGTAACGGATACTTTCTCACTGGAAATAGCAGCGCCTGTAACCGGATAGAAAGCAATCCCGCTCTCCTCCCCCAGGGTTGAAAACTTAATCTGTTCACCCTCCAAGAGCCCCGGATACTGATTAAGCAAATCGTTGATAGCATTGGTAATAATGTCGTAGCCGTCCACGTCATATTTGAATGGCTTGCGTTTATCCGCCTCCTGCAATTCTCTTCACCCCTCGTATCCATGCTTGTCCATGGTTATTTTTTGCTGTATCGAACCAATGTGGTGCAGCTTTTGGATTGCTGTAAGTAAGGGCCTCGTCTGTTGGCACTTTCTTTACACCCTTTCGTGCCCATGGTGAATCCGTCACCGGGTCAACCATTATCTTTCCTTCGTATTGGAATCTGCCGTAAGGGGTATAGGCTGCGTACACTTTACCCGTACCTTGATATACCGCACTTCGTTTTGTTGTTAAATCCACAAGCGCTCCGTCTCTAAGCGGCATATACGGCTTCATGCCATTCATAACTTCCCTGTCAAGATAAACCTGCGCATCCTGGTACTGCTTTTCAAACCGGTTCAAATTTATATCCACTCGGATATCACCTTCGACCAGAGACCATTTAGGAAAATGAAAGGTTCTTCCTGCCATGTTATTTCCCTCCAATCTCAAAGTGTGGGATAACTTTATAAGGGCCTTTTACGTTTGTTACCAGGAATACATAATCCCTGCTTTTGTTCAAATAATCATAAAAACCGCCGTTTGCTCTGTTTTCATAATCCGAATTTTTTACCGGGTCTTCCGTGTATTCTCCTGCCATAAAAAAATCCCCAGCCGCAAATGTAATGCTTTTTAATAAATCCCCTTGGGTTTTCCATTCTTTCGGCGGCAGCCACAGAAGTTTCCCTATCATTCGTTTCCCGGCTATTACCCTGTATTTAATATGCAAATTCGCTGCATCTGCGCTGTCCAGTCCGGTTTTAGCCACATTGGCAGCTTCATCCATATTTAAGTCCACCTTGGACAAAATGTGAGGATACCAATATATATCCCCTGCCTCATCGACATGTTTATTAAAAAATGTCACAGTATCGGTATACATTGATATCCTCCTCTCTTACCAGAATTCTTTTCCGCATTTTTCACATTTCCAGATATGGTGCGTCCGGTACCTCCCTGGCGAAATATCATCTAAAATCGTTCTGGAATACACTGTCTTTTCGTGTTTGCAAAACAGTATTTTAAACAGCTTTTTCATAACGCACCCACCTCCTGGAACGCTTTCAGAATTTTAGGAAACTGTAAGGCAATCCAGTCAGTAATTTCTTCTGAAACGCCCCATGCTTCTTTGGTACTGCTGTCACACCATAAACCGCTTTCGTGCAAAAATGCATGTACTATCTCATGCCTTAAGGTATGTTTGTAATAATCCTTTTGATTTTTTGTAGTATTTTCGTCTGGTTCAATCAAACCTACCACAATCTGTTTTGTATACGGGTCCATATACCCGTCTACGTTTTTCAACATCACATCTTCGGATTCTTTGATATACAAAATCTCATATTCTGTCCCCAAAATATTTACTCTACATTCCTGCATACAACAAATATTCTCCCTTTTTATCTGTTACTCCGCACAAGTATTCTGTGGCAATCTGCCGCAACAGCATGTTTTCTACCTTTTTATCCATGGCGGCCTGCGTATACACATCTGTGCTGCTCCCGGTTACTCCAGTAATATAGGTAATGCTTTCAGAGCCAGAAGAAACAGAAGATACCATTTTTCCGGTCACTGTACCGTCTTCTCTTTTTATAGTTCCCACAGTTTCCATGCTGTTATTTCTAAACGTATCAATTTGGTACAAGGCATCAGCAATCGCACAGACAGCCTTTTTAATTCTTATTTGAGCCCGTTCATTTTCTGGGAGCCCGTCTTCCAGACGATTGTATGTAATATTGTCTATACGGTCACTGGCCGCCTCTAAGTACCTGTAAAGGAGGTCTCCAGGCACAGCATTTCCGTAGTAATCATTTTCATAAAACCCTTCATCTGCATATGCCATAGCGTTTCTCCTTAGCCTCTGGTTTTAATCCGTGCAATCGGAATTGCCTTAATCGGGAAATATTTTGTACTGCCGGAATCATTATTCTGTGCAAGTTGCCACTTACTTCCGTCTTCCAGTTCTGCGTCTGTAGGGGAAATAATAGAGCCCGCTTTCCAGGAAATTCCGTATGGAGAGAAAATCTTCCGCTGACGGGAGTAAAGCACATCCACTCCGCCTTTTGTCTTGGGGTCTCTGTCCATTTCATACGGAACTTTTGCACCGACATTTGTGTATTCAATAGCGCCTGCGCCCATAACATAGGTTGTATAAACCGTGCCGGCCGGAAGTTGTACTACATACTCATTCGCTTTAATGTCGGAGATGTCAGCGGTCACATCGGATTTATTAATTTCCTTGTCTCCTGCTGCACCAGATTCTTTTACCAGCTTCGCACCCTCTGCGTTTTTATCCGCTCTTACATATTTTGCTTTTACGGATTCCGTCGGCATATTATCGTCGATAAGCACTGTTCTTCCGTTTACGGTAGCCAGAGTAAGGTCCCTTTCAATGCCTTCTGCGTCTGTGTACTTCATGTAGGCCAGCAGTTTTAAATTTTCAAGGTTTGTAGCAATCTGGGAATGCATAACTGCCAGACTAAACTTGCCTTTATTGTCCCCCAGTGCCTTCTGAATACCGTTATTCAACGTAACTTCCGTAAATACATTTTTGTCCGCGTTGTTTGAAATATCATAAGTGTGCTGCTCAACAAAATCTTTGTCGCCTTTTGCAGTCATGGAGAAAATACCCTTTAAAGTTGCAAGCAACGTAGCCTGGTCTACATCGTCCCAGTATTCTGCCACTTCCTCGGCTGCCGGCATGAAATCCTCTCCTGTAATATCCGTAGAGAAGTCTTTTTCCGTCCAGCCATGCGCACGCCCGATAACAATACGTCCATGCGTGTATGTATCTCTGGAATCTGCTGTAATATCCGTATTTCCGTCGTAGTTATCAGCCTCTCCGCCGATTCTCGCCTTAATCGGAATTACAATATAGTTTCCGCCCGTCTGGTCTGGCAGCATTGCAGCATATTCACTCTTTTCTACTACCGCACCAGACTTCAATAATTCGTTTCGGTTAAGGTTTCCCACGCGTTCCACGTATGCACCAAAAACCTCTCCATTAAAATTCTTTTTGTCAAATAATGGCATTTACATTCTCCTTTACATATACTGTGTAATATCCAGTCCCGGATTTTCATTTTTCATCCGCATTAAATCACCCATATTTAATTTGGTTCCCGGGTCTGTCTTTTTTCCTGTTCCGGCAGTAGTAAAACGAGCAGCATGCTCCTGGGCCCTCTGCTGTTTTTCGTCAATAAAAGCTGTGGCGTCCTTTTCTTTAATCTGTCCAATTAAGTCATTTAAGCCAAGGATTTTGCCGTCTTTCAGCTTCAATCCAGCCTCTTTTACTTCTGCCATAATTGCTTTCTTTGCCGCTTCGGAACTAAATTTAAGTTCTTCAAACGCTGTGTTTAAGGCATCAGAAAAATCTCTTTCATAAATTTTCTGGTTGTAGTCCTGCTCTGCTGCTTCTGCTTTCTCTTTCCAGTCTGCAATCTCCGTTTTCAGACCTTCGACATCAACCCCATCGAACTTATTCAGTGTTTCTTCTGCTGCCTCTGCTTTCTCTTTCCAGTTATCCCGGTCGGAGGTCAGATTTTCATTTTCTTTCTGCAGCTTTTTAAGGTCTTTCCCGTTTTCTGCCATAACAAAGGCAATCTGTTCTTCGGTCAGTCCTTTTTCTTTTAAATCTTCTGTCTTCATTTTTCTTCTCCTTATCCGCTATTAGGTTATTTATAGGTGTGTAACCGTCCACCAACGGTTTGCCGTTTTATAGGACTTGGCTTGTCCGGAATCGGGGCACCCGGAATCGAACCGGGGACTTGCTGTATGTAAGACAGGCGCTCTGCCAACTGCGCTATGCCCCAATACTGTGCACGCCGGAAATTGCATCCGCTTTTCAACCTCCGGCATATAACCGTTTCTATTAAGGACGTGCACCTTGGAAGGAGGAATCAGATATAAGAAAAGAGCCAGTGGAACATATCACACATTCCACTTGGCTCTGCGTCTGGCGTCTGGCCTATTTGCTCTTAAATATTGTTTTTAATCCCTTATGGACTTCTGCCAAAAAAGTTTTTTTACATTTCGGGCAGAATACAGGGAGATTCTTTGCGGTGGTGTCCACCTGGATTTTGGTTCTGGTCTTACTGCCACATTTAGGGCAGTGCACCCAGTCTCCTATCTCCTCTGTTCTCATATATTTTATCACCTTTTCATCTTTCATTTGTCCCCACGTTATTCCCCTTTCGCACTCTTGTACCGCCTTGCCGCCCCTGCTGCTTTCATTGCCTGCTCTCTGTTCCATTTGGCTATCTGCAGCCTCTCATGGTACGGTTTAAGTTTGTTATCTTCGCAAAACTGTCGATAGGCTTTATTTTGCTTGCTTAAAAGGTAAGATTTCCGGTCAAGTTCCTGCTGCAACTCGAATTTTAATTGGGTGTCCTGGCAATTATCTACTGCCGTCTGCATATTCTGTATTTTACGCTTTGTGTCGCGCACACGACGCTCTAATGTCCGCTGGCGCTGTTGTTTTTCATATACCTTTTTATTTTCTTCGTTATCATATTGTTCAAAGTAGTTGTTTTCTCCGTCACTGGCACCAAAACTATGCCTGCAGTTCGCGCCGCACAATCCCGTTACTGTCCCGTACCCAGTTTCTGTAAATGGTGGAAACCGCTTATCTTTGCCGGAAAGACTATAAAACTTCCCCTGCCACCAGGAATGATTTCCCGGGTTCTCCCCGCCGTCTCCAATGCGGGCACCCAAATGGCTGCTTACAAGGATAGTATCCCATTCCATTTCTTTCATGCGTTCGATGGATATTTGCCCCGCCGCCTGGCTTACACCTGTTCGCAAAATCATCATAGTAGCAGCTTCTATACTCATTTTGTACCCTGATGGATACTGAACCTTCAGCCCGTCATCGGAAACCTCTTTTATTACATCTCTGACCGCCTCTGTGTACGATACAGCCCCAGAAGTGACCATATGGTACGCAGTATCCATCTGCTTAATAAAAAGCCTCTGTGCTCCGTTTGCGGTGGTTCTGGTAAAGTTTCTCCACTCTCCTGCCGTAGCTTCGTAGTTGCGTTGCATGATACGCATAAGCGCCGGAGATTGCAGAAGAGGAATAGGAGACAGTCCGGCATCCTGATAGATTTTATCGTCCCACTGCAAAGCTGTTACCCCTGCTTCCTCCATAGCCTCTCTAATTTCCTGTACTTGCTTTTTGGTCTTATCGGAAAGCTCTTTCTGTATATCCTCCAGAAGATATCCCGCCTCCTGCAATACCTCAATCTGCCACTTGTCCGTAGCTGTCAGAAGATAATCTTCCCCCCGTCCTATTCTCGCCATCATACGGGCTATAATCTTGTCTATGATGTTTTTATGGAGCTGGGAAGCAATAAATTCAGCCGCTTCTGTTATGCGGTATAGGTATTCTGGTGTAAGCATTAAACCGCCTCATATGTCTTTTCAAAAATATCCGGTTTGCAGGGATAAAATTCTCCGTTCACACCTTTAATGATATAATCGCCCTCACTTGCTGTCATAACTCCCTCAAGTGTTTCTATTTTTAACACTGGTTTGTTTGGGTTCTCATAGTTGACAACAACGTCCTGATTGTCAATAAACTCAGATAGTTCTGCAATCCTGTCAACCGTATCAACAAACTGTAATGCTTCAATTACAACTGGTTTCTTCCTGTATTTCATAGCTTATTCCTCCGTCTTTTTAGTCTGCTTAATGACCTGATTTACATATGTACTCAGTCCGGCAACAAGGATTCCCTGTACAAGTGCCGTAAACACTGCCATAGCGATTTCCTGTCCGTTTGCCAGTGGACTTGTCGCCAGCACCCAGATAGCACACAAAACAACGCCAACGCCGCCAAGAATCAGCGGAATATACTTATCCTTTACAGCCTGCGCCTGTTTCAACCCCATTCCCACAAAGTACAGCACAATAGCAACAATAATCAGTTCCGGTTTTACATAGTTCATAATCTGTTCCATCTTCATTCTCCTTTATTCTTCCTTGAATTTGTTGAAAAGCGTGTCCTCTTTCGGTTGCGCTTCTTCAACCATTGCTTTAGCCTCTGTCTCACTCATTTTTTCAAATTTTACATAATACATCCACGGCGGCACATCTCCCTGAATTCTATATTTCCACCAGTTTGCCATATCTTCCTGGTAGTTATATGTAATGTCCCCAAAGCTAAAAGATATAGATTCTTTTAACGTTTCCCACAGTTCCGGTGGTGTATCTCCGTAAAGGTCTGCCATTACATTGCAGGCATACAGCAGATTTATCATGGTATCCTGTAGCGCATCTCTGATATTTTTAATCGTTCGGATTGTTTCCTGGTCGTCTGCCTCTACCTGTGTGGCCGTCATCATACCCGTTTTCTCATCCAGAACGAACATTCCCTGGGAAAATCCACATTTGGTCGAAATCATGGCAAGAATGGAGTTAATATCCTTGATACGCTGCTCTGTAAGAAGTGTGGATACATGCTCATTTATCGTGCTATCCCCGTCAACCCCCATTTCCAATCCGCGCACAAAACGCGGGAGACTAACCTCTTCGTTTGTTATGGGATTTTTAATAGCCGCCTGTGCTATGAAGGTGATGTGTTTGCTATCCTCAATTTCTCCACTTTTCCTGCTCCATGCTACGTCAAGGTCCTTTAATTCTTTTAAAGCATTGTGCCACACGGGAACTCCCAAGGGGCTTGTCCGGTCAATGCGATTTGGTGCCGGATTTTTAAAATATGCAAACAGCGGCATTTCCACATTTAATAATAATATATCCGGCTCAATATTCGCCCACTCCTTGACCTCTGTTAATTTGCATGGGTCTCCTATGTTTGACTGGTTTGCTGCCATTCTTCCAGTTCTCGCCTTATAAGCATAATTTGTAATGTGGTATACCTTCCCCGCCGCACCGTCTTCCAATATGGTCTCCTCGAACCTGTGCCATTCCAACCGAGTATACCGCCAGCTCCCCCGGTCTATCTGGCTTTGAAATACACAGCCTAAAATATTACCGTTACTGTCTGTCTCTGTTGGCGCAAAGCTACCCGCTTCAATGTAGTCTATATTATCACCGTTTGGCTTAAGCATAATGCCACAGTTCCCCAAACCCTCTGACACCTTATCTGTAATCACTGCCAGCACATAATCAGCCTGCTTTTGCAAATATTCCGCGCGCGCGCTGCCGGAAATATCAATTCCTAAATCCAGCGTCACAAGCCCTGCTGTCACATCATTAATGTATCCGGCAAAATTAATACTCTCAATGTCATTTTCTGGGTTGAGCCACGGTGGTTTCCCAGAAGTAATGTTGTAATATTTAATTATCTCCGATTCCATAACAGAAGAAAGCTGTATATCCGCATGAAACCGCTCCTCTATCTCTTTCCGAAACAATTTATTCCACACCGCCTTTATCCATGTTATCAGCCCCATTTACACCACCTGCGTTTTTCGTGTAAAATATCTCCAACTTGAATTTTAAATTTTTCTTTTCTCATAGGTTATCCTCCTTAACAATTACTCCTTGCAAGCCATTGCCGCTTTATCAGCTATTTTATTTATTGCTTCGATAATGGTCCACTCCTGTTTTTCCCAAACCACTTCTGCCCTTGTTTCAGCCGTTGTTATATTTTCCATATTCCTCTCCTATACAATCCACCTGTTCAACTGCCTTATGCCTGTGTTCCGCGTCTCATAAATACCGGCTCAAACGCATACCTGAGAGCGTCTATAATGTGGTTATCTGCGTCAGGATAACCAGAAATGATGTTCCCGTCCTTATCTCGTTCGTATTCATATCTTGTCAGTTCATTATATGCGTTCGGTGTCCTCCTGCGGTCGATGACTATCTTCCTTTTCTGCAACCACTTCATTCCATAGTCCACAGAGCCGGGCCCTTTGATTGCTGCTCGTGAGAACACGCCTAAATCCCTGTAATCATTCACAGACTTTTTCTCTGCGGAGTCGCAGATAATACAGTAGTCGTTATAGCCTTTCTCTTTTATCCAATCCGCTGTTACCGTGTTCGACTCCTTATTTGCATAATGCTCATCAATCAGATAGATAGTCTCTCTCGCATGGTCGTAATATGCCCGAATAAAAGCATACGGGTCAGGAAACCATCCCCAGTCAATCCCTTGATATATCTTGTCCATGCGAGAAATTTCATCATCTGTAATTTCTCTCAATTCCAAAAATTCAAATACATTCCCTCCGTTCCCATTTGCTACTCCTTCATATTCATTTTCATAAGCGGCCGGGTTGACTTCTTTGAGATGTTCAGCTTCATTTATAAATTCTTCGCCTAACCACTCTGGCGGCACGTCCTTATATGTACTATGCACTACCATAGCCGAATCATTTTTAAATTCTGCTTCTTCCGCATACTCATTCGCCCAATTATTTTTACTTCTAGGCGGATTAAATGACTTAAACCGGAAAGCCTTGTCACCTCCACGGATAGCAGACTGTTGTATACTTCTCACCTCTTCCGGTCCCGCAAACTGGTCAAGTTCCTCCAGCCACAAAATCCCGATATATCCGAACTCCGGCTTAATCGACTTGATTTTGAGAGGGTCGTCTGCACCACGGAAATATATTTTCTGCCCTGTAGGCTTATAGATAATCTCAAAAGGCGATTTCTTGTATTCAAATACTTGTTCAAGGCCAAGCGTTCCTATCGCCCATTTCATTTGCGCATATACGGAATCTTTAATTGTATTCCCTACTTTACGCAATATAAGGGCGTGCATGAAAGGATTATTCTTTATCAACTCCGGTATAATACAGGATATACCAGAGGACTTTGTAGAGCCTCTACCGCCTGGAAGAACATACTCTGAATGTTTCCCTTTACGGATATCCCGAATCATAGGGTGGAATACATCAGCTACAACATCAAGGTCAATGTGATACACACCGCTCTTCCTCTCCTCTTCCATTGCTTTCTTCTCAGCTTCTTTCTCTTCCTTTATGGTCAACGCTTTCTCCAAGTCATTCATTGCCTTTATTTGGTCTGAAAAGTCAGGCGCAAATCCGAAATTGTCTTTTAGTTCTCCTCTTGCAAGTTTTGTACGACGTTCTTGTATCTCCGCAAGGCTCATTATGTCTCTTCCAGTTTGTTTTTCTATTTCTTTCTGTCTTTCTGCTATATAGTCCGAAACCCCACGTTTCTCCAAGATGTTTTTTCTCGCATTTTTAGCCACTGCGTCTGAATATCCTGCCTTTTTTGCTGCATCAGATAAATTCCCACCGTTTTTCAAGTATTCGTCCGCGAACGCTTTCTGCTTTAATGTAAGTTTCATTTATCCACCGCCCCTATGTATTTCTATAATCATCCGACTATTTGGAGCAGCAAAATAATCAATACTCGTTTTCCTGCCTATCAAATACCTCATTCTTTCACCGCCTGCCATATATCATTTAAGCAATTTGCAACTTCCACCATTGAAGCAGTACGAAGTATTTCATAATCCCGCTCTTTCCATTCTCCATGTGTATTCCTGTATGTTATCCGCGTGCTGAGACTATGCATGGTTATCATGCGTTTCTGTTCTGGACTATAAAACTGTGAAGTTCCTATTTTTATCACAAGTCCCTTCTGCAAAATTGCTCGTTGTAACTTTCGTATAATACTGTTTAAATTCATTTTTCCCTGGACAATTCAGTGGCTCAAAAGCAAGCCCTGTTTTCTCCCTTTATATTCACCTCTTCAAATATACATTTCTGCAAATTTTGTAATTTCTTTTGCCTTTATACATAAAAATCACCCCATATGCGGTATTGTCCTTATTTTAATTTTACCGCATACGGAGTGTTGATTTGTCCCCACGTTATATTGTTATTCTATTCCACCTAAGCCGCCTTTCAAATTCTTCTAGCGCTTTTCTCTGATAGCCCTGGAAGTCATCTCGTTTTATTGGTATGTATTGTTTTTTGCTCATATTTACATATCCTACTCCGGTTGTAAGACTATAAAATAATTCTGGTGCAATGTCCGGGCAAGCGTTTTGTGTGGATTCAAATAACCATTTTTGCTGCTCTCCTCTTACAGTCTTACAGTATTCCCTAAGACGTTTGGCATATTCCGCCGAGATACCGTAATCTTTTAAATATGTTTCCCTTACTCTCGCCATACTACCAACTCCTTCCATACATTCCTTGCATACCTGCTGCCCTTCCGGAATAATTTCTCCGCAGCATATGCATCTATCTTCCATATTGCTCTCCTATAAATACTCTTCCAATATCCACCGCAGTACCTCTATCATATCCGCTTTTGTAACACTATTATGTGTCTCCATTCCCGTTACTTCCTGTATGGCCAGTAGCTTATCCTCTGGGTCATACTCGTCCGAATGGATGTCTTTTATAATTTTCCTTACTTTACCCTTTGTCATTTTTATTCTCCTCGTCGTTCCTGTCGTTCTTTACTGCGTATAGAGCGGGCAGCAAAAGTGCCCATAAGCACCATGCCGAACCTGTTAAATACATTCCCGCAATCGCTGCAGCCGATGTACTAATCCATGCTGCTACATACACTATCCAAATCATGTGCCCCCTCCTATTCTTTTTGTCCGAATCGCTTAATAATGTGTTCCCGGAATCGTCCTGCTGCCGTCTGGCAGTCTTCCCGGGGAGTTATTAAATGTCCCCGGCGTTGGCAGTAGCAATCTCCTGTTTGTAGGTCTGTTTTACATTTGTTACAGTTGTTGCAGTTCATAGGTCTCCTTTCTTAAATTTCAGTTTAATTAAAATCAATTGTTACCCTCTTTTTTCCATCAGTGACATCAAAAAATTGATATGCTTCTGAATATTTTTCGATTTCATATCCTTTTTCTTCTAATGCTTCTCTACAAATTTCCATTACCTCTTCAACTGTAATAGCTTTCTTTATTGCCATATTTTTTCCTCCACTAAAGTCTAAATGTGTATTCCTCTATTTTTCTTTCGGGCTTTCGCTCTGGCAATTCCTGTATCGGACACCAATCTGGCTTTTCCTGTGTATAACTCACATCAATTTCTCTGATTTCTTCATTGTCTTCTGGGTTATTTTCTAGCTCGCAACAAGCTTCAATTCCTTCTGATGCTTCTCTGCAAAATCTGCAATCCAAACATGCTTCCGGCATATCAACCAAAATAAATCCTTTTGCCATAGTCAGTCCTCCTTACAATCCAAAGCCTTTTCCAAAGCCGAAAATTATATTGTTCATTTCTTCAATGTGGTCTATAACTTCTGAAATATTTCTGTCTGTTTTAATCTGATTTCTCATATCTTCCTCAGTCAACTCTGTGTATTCCAGAAGTCTACGAATCCAATCATCTTTCTCCCGGATACTTTCTTCCAGTTCGGAAATCTTCTGATTCCGAACTTCGATTTCACGAAGATTTTCTTTAACCTCACGTTGTAAATCTCTAATTTCATGCCTGTACTTCGCACGTTCCTTGTCAAACGCAAGGTCTTTCTTTGATTTCTTATTCTTCATTTTTCACCTCACTCTGCCAGCCTCTGAATCCATTCCAGGATATCTTTATCCGGCTCACTATCTTTAAGCCCATTACACAAATTGCCGTTCATTGACTGACAAATAGGAAACCCACATTCTTCATCCGCAAAGTGGGAATTACATCTTATGGCTTCAATAAACTTAGATAGCTCCTCATCATTTAATCCACGAATTCTGTCCGCATTTGTTGGCTTTTGGTCTGAAATAATCTCAATCATATAGCTGCACCTCCCATTACTTTTTAAAACTTATGGCTCCAGCAATTGCAAACAATCCTGATGCAATAAGGGCTTCTTTTGCTTGTCCGCCACTAATCATCCAACCAACCAGTAGAATAACCATAATTACATATCCCATTATTTTGATTCACTCCTGTTCTAAAATACTAATCTCTTATCCACTCCAAATGTCCCTTCTCTACATCGTCTATTGAATAACAATATCCACAACTCCAGTAAGAAAGAAATTCTAACGGAATGACCTCAACGAGATTATCTTTGATTACTTCCTTTACCTGACAAATTGTCCCTTTTTGAATTAATTCAACAGATTCTCCTACTCCATTTACTGTTAAGCCAGTTATTTTCACCGTATCACCGACTTTTATCATCAGTCTCACCTTCTTTCATTTTTTTCAATGCTTTCTCGGCTTCTTCTTGTGTAAGGAATACGGTTTTTCCAAACTCTGACACAGCAAAGTATCCGGTAATACCACCAAAATAGGAACCCTTAAAATATAATATAATCTCGTCAAAGTTTTCCGCTTCTACACCATCATAAAAATCTTCTTCCAGTTTTCCAAAAGAAAAGCCTGTTACTTCGCAGCTGTGCGGTTTATTATAATCAATGCCCCAAACTGTATCTCCCACCTTACACGGAAGTTCCAATAATCTGCCCTGTTCTTCTAAATCCTCGTATTTCTTAAGCCTTTCCCTTAAATCAGCAAGGCTCCACGCAAGCATATTAAAGATTGCAATAAAACCACTTATTCCGCTTTCTGCTGGGTATTGTAAACTTTCAAACAAAATTGTGTCTAACAATTCATCGTCATTCAACTGCTCATCATATTCTCCTTCGTACTGCTCCATAATTTCTCTAATCATATTTCGCAGACTAATTTCTCTGTCGAAGTCTCTGTACCATGCTTCTCCGTCTTTAATAAACATACAGTTGTGGGAAAGTTCATACATTCCCATTTCAGATGTTTTTTTGTTGCTTGTTAGTCTATTCATACTGTTTAACCTCCACTAAACTTTAATTTACTTCATATCCCTTACATGGATATTCCTGTTTATAAAAATTTGGATATGGCACTGCCGTTCCTGCATAACCATTCCAATGTTCTATATAATCACAATAATCCGTTCCATACTCTGCTACTTTGTGGTGTACACAATCAGTGCATTTTTCTGGTATATCCATTCCGCACCTCCTGTATTAAATTTTAATTCTTTCTCCGTTTGCAGGATTGTAGTCATCAACAATATTACTCATGTTCTACCTCACTTCCTGCCCCTACATATGCATCTATAATCTGCACATCCCAGTTTCCTGGCTCTGAACAATATATTTCCAGTTTACTTCCTTCGTTGCTATTAAGGTATAATTCAATCAGGCTTAAGCAGGCATTTACCGTGTCACGGTCAACCGTCAGATTTACACCTATTGTTATATTTCCAACCCTTTTTTCTTCTCTCATCATTTCGCCTCCCGGACTTCTTTTTCTATCTGCTCGTTTGTCAGTTTCAGCAAATCGTCTACGCTCCAGAACACCGCCCCTGCAGGCGTAACCTGCATACACTCTATCCAGCTTTCTGCTTCTACTTCTTTTCCTGCATAGGTGGTTTTTCGCTTACGCAGGTATTTCTTTCCTGGGGTTAAGTTTTTCTTATCCATGTTCATGCCTCCATGTTGTCTTCCCATCTGCTCAACAGTGCGTTCGCTAAATCCTCTTGCCCATGCTCTCGCATTAGTTCCGCTACCGCATCCACAGAAATAAACCTGTTCTTTTTACTATTCTCCTGCTCAATCTCGCTTAAAGTGTCGATGTCGCCCCTAATTCCGCATTTCTCTTGCAGTTCCTTTGCCATATCAGATATGCGAACATAATTCTTTCCGAAACTATCCAAACTCATGCACATCTCGCTGTGCTTGTCCATCTGCTCGGAAAATCGTTTCAAGCGGACGCTGCGCCATCCGTCTTCTTCGTACAGTGTCCACATAGCCATTACCTTAACCGTGCACAGGATTCTTTCTGCCAACATCCCGTACATCTCTTCTGCTGCTTTGTGCGGGATTACAGTAGATAATCCTAAAGCCCCACGGCATCTTAAATCTCTTTCCAGCCCATCAATCCCCTTGTCTTTTGCAACTCTCAGGGCATAGGCCGCGCCCTCGTTTCTCCACTTTTCTTCTTTTTTGTTCATGGTTTCTCCTTAATTCACAGTTCGATTCCCGTCATAGCCATTAAAATCCTGTCTGTCTGCTCTTTCACAAACCTTAATGCTTCGTTCAACTCCACATCTTCCAGTTCGATTCTTCTATGCAGCATGTCTTTTTTTACCAATTCCAAAACTTCCTTAATGCTGCCAACATACCCCAAAGTCACCCGCACCGGTTCCCCTGTTTTTTTATTCGTCTTCCCTGTGTCCCTCATTACTGTGTATCCGTAATTATTAGACTGTGCACAATAATCATCAATCAACGTTAGCATATCCTTATCCTCCATTTCTTTTATCGTATACCGCCTCTGTCATGCGCTGCATATTCTCCGCATAGATATGGTCCCTCACACTCTCTTCCGGGAAATCTATCTGGTAGCAGCGCTCCTTTATCCGGTTCGTTATCCGGTCATCGTAATCCAGCCGGTTAATTGGCATGTTGCTGGTAAAAATCGTTATCCGGCGCTCTACATACCGGTTATTAATAATCTGGTAAAACTTATCCTGCACCCACTGTGTGGCCTTTTCCGTCCCGAAGTCATCCACCACCAGCACTTCTGTCATAACCAGGGCATCCAAAAGCTGGCTTTCCGTGTACTCACTATCGTTGTCGTAAGTCCGCCGTATTTCCGCCAGAATGTTCATGGACGAAGCAAACTTCACACCAGTATCGTGTTTCTGCATAATCTCATTCGCCAGGCTGGCTGCCATTCTGGTTTTCCCGGAACCTTTTGTGCTGGAATACAAATACAGCCCCATACCCTTGCTTTTGGCTTCGTTAAACGCCCCTATATACTCTTTTATCATGGCACAGGCAACATTTATCGTCTGCCTGCTTTCGGGACGCTTGTAGACGCTTGTACGGAACGTAGCAAGGGTCATGTCCTTAAACGCCTCCGGTATGTCTGCAAACTTTAACCGCCGCCGCATTTTGTTCTGTTCCCGGCATTTGCACGGATAAGCTTCTTCCACACCGTCCACAATCCTCGTAAGCCACTCTACGCCACCGCAGATAGGACAGATATCAGAATCCCTCGAACTCTTGTCCGAACCCCTGTTCAACGAGCCGCTTAACATATCCCTCTTCATCTGCTGCAGCTTTTCTTCCAGTGTCATTTCGGTTCTCCTTCCTGTCGTATTTCCCCTCCAGCACCTTTGCCATGTTGCTGTCGCATACCAGCCAGTCAAACGTAGCGCTCCAGTCCCTGTTGTTCTTGCCTTTCAGGAACTCCGATGCCTCCGCTTTCTCGAAAAGGGTTTTAAAATCTTCCAGGGTATAGCCAGTCCGAAGTCTTGCCCGTACAGCCTTTTTCCGCTTCTCGGACATTTTTACTAGGCGGGGATACGACCCACAAACGGAATTAAACAATTCTCGAATCGTAGTAAAAATCTGCTCTTCGGGCGGGGGCAATATACTGGGCTTTTCGTCAGAAAAGCTATATATATCTTTTTCTTTCCTTCTTTCCTTCTTCCCTTCTTCTATTGTTGTTAAACCTGTGTTACGAGCCTGTTGCTCCTGTGTTACGTCTGTGTTATTTACCTTGTTATCCGACTGGTAGTTATTGTAATTATTTACTGTAATTACGCTGTATTTAGGGTGTTGTATGACTGTTATCTCCCCTGTTAATTTTAGCTTTTTTATGGCTGTCCTTACCTGCATAACAGACAACCCTGTTTGGTCTGCCAGACTGTTGTAAGATGTCGCCATGGAACCTCTGGGAATCTCTACCCCTTGGAATCTGCCAGTTTTCCAGTTTACGCTTATAAGCAGGTGGATAAACAGACGGCAGACATTTATGTCGGAGTACCACTCCCATTCTGTAATCTTACGGCTCAGCTTTATGTAATCCATTATCCTCACCTGCTTCTGTGCGTTCCAATTCCAGCATTGTGGTTATTTCCACTTCTACCCGTGGGGATTCTGCGTATTTCTTTGCCATGCACAGACTTACCACCTGTGTATCATCTCCATAGGCCACATCGTTTAAAGCATCCAGCACCACCTTTGCAATATTGTCGATATCTGGCTTTTTACAAGGTTTTTCGTACCCTGCCAGCATTAATGCCCTGCGCTTCTTAGAAGTGCTTTTAGGTGGCTCATAGAGTGCTGTAACGGATACATGCAAAGCCTCTTTGTTGTCATATTTTTTATCGGTAACTTCCAGGTATCTGGTCTTAATCAGATTTTCGTATAAGACTGTGTTGTCCGGTGTGTAAGATACCGACCTTTTTATTCTTGGGTTATATACTGTCCTTGCCCGTGCCTTACCCTGCGGCGCACCGGGAATGGTAAACTTTATCATTGTTGCCTCCTTTCGCCCCGGAAGCATGACCGGGGCAGTGTATTTGTGATATATTGGTAATAAGCACAAAATCGGCTTATCAGCCTGCGTATTTTATCCCGTACACATGGTACATATTTTCAAAGGCTTGCATGCCTCTTTGGTGTGCTATGGTGTGGTGATTTCTGCACAGGCAGATTTTCCGGTAATCCGAATCGTCCACCTGCCGCCGGTCTCTTCCCATGCCGATTGTGTCTACATGGTGTATCTCTCCCGGAAGACCACACACTGCACATTTTTTATGTTTTAGACAGTAATACAGGTACTTGCCTATATCGTCCGTCCGGTTCACTCCTGCGTCAGACAGCGGTACGCCCTCTTTTAAGGCATATTCCAGTATGGTGTTAAGAAACTCCCGTGCAGTATCCATAGAGCAGTCAGAAAGGCTAAACGGCCTTTCTCCGGTGCGCTCCTCATGCAGAAATTTCAGCCATTCTTTCTGTTCTTCCGGGATGTATCCCGACCAGTCTGAAATATCCCGGATGGTTGCATAGATTTTCTTGCGCTGCGCCGAGGTGATATGTCTGCCATCGTCAATCCGCAGTTCGCCGTATTTGGCTTTCTTGTCGGTTATGTAATAGCTTATATCCCTGTTTGGGATAACTATCTGCAGATGTGTTCCGCTGTCGTCTACACGGTACTTTTCCAGCACCACATGTTCATACATTACTGCTCACCCATTTTTCTCATAAGGACGTCGAACTGCTCTATCGTCAGTTCCTCCAGTGTCTTTGTATTAAAGAATTTACATACATTATCTACTGTTTGGTTATGCTTTGGGATACAAGCCTCCAGTGTCTTAACCTGCGCTTTTGTAAGCAACTTCGGTTTCTCTGCTGGAAGGTCTTCTCCGGAGTAGATGTAAAGCCCCAACCCGAACATTGCAATGTTTTTAACCAGACAGCGCATAATTGCTGTGTTAATATCAAACATAGACGCTGGCTCTACTTCTTTATCCTTGTATTCTCCCGTCCATTTTCCGTATTGGTAGTCTTTTACCTTGTAAGTATAACTGCTGCTTTTCATGGCCTTGTTTGCCCCATCCATAACCGGCAGCCACATTTCTCTTTCAATCCCATCAATCTCCATGGAAGTCATTACCAGATACCCTAAGTTTTCATCGTACAGATACGGCTTGCTGTCAAAAGTCCGAATACGATATTGTGCAGAAGGGTATTTTTTCATAACTTCCGCCCACGCCCATGCCCAGGACAGGTATGTAAGATTATTCTTCTGTTCCGTGTGCTCATTTACATTTACGCAATATAATTCGTCAAATACAGACACCTACTCATCCTCCTTATGTACCCAGTTGCCGGAGTAATACCACTCCACCAGCATTTCTTTAAATTCTTCCTGCTCTTCTTCCGTGCCGCTTAGGCAACGTTCTAACGCATAGTCAAAGGCCTGTTCGTCTTCTATGCATGTTCCTCGCTCTGCACATATTCCGACATACATTATTGTACCTCCGGCTCCTGCCCAAACCTTATCTGCTGTGGTTGCACATCACATTTCCATTTACCAACCGCTCCAAGTGGATGGTAGTCATACCTTATTTGTTTTCCAGACTCACATTTAAAAACTTCATAATCACCGGTTTTCGCAGTAATAAATCCGTCTTCTGTGCAGTATATATCAATGGTCAGCCCTCTCTCCTGCGAAATCTTGGATATCTGCAACGCAGCATTTCGTAGGTACACCATAACGTCTCCGTCACTCATTTTCTCAAACATTTGCATTTCCTCCTCTGTTTAATTAGTAATTTACTGCTTCTTCTCGAGTTATAAAAAAGTGTATTCCTGGTGCACACCCTTTCCACCTGTCTTCGAAAAAATCGTTTACTTCTACCGTCTCCCCCAGCTTATATATAAAATCCGGGGTGTAATTGCTACATACCTGCTTTAATTCGGTTTTGCTTCCGTCCAGGTTTGTAATAGACAATACCTTTGCCTTGCTACATCTGCATTTTCTACTGGTAGCACTGCTCCTCTTTGCGTCTTCCGCAATCTGGAGCTCGATTATATATCCACCTGCTTTCTTGTATCCTATAAATGCTCCTTTTTCAGGGCACGCAAGTGCATACATTGCGGTAGTTTCATCGTATGTAGCTTCACGCAGGTCAGCTCCACACAGGTCAGCTCCTCTCAGGTCAGCTCCACGCAGGTCAGCTCCACACAGGTCAGCTCCACTCAGGTTAGCTCCATACAGGTCAGCTCCACTCAGGTTAGCTTCACGCAGGTCAGCTCCACGCAGGTTAGCTTCACGCAGGTCAGCTCCATACAGGTCAGCTCCACGCAGGTTAGCTCTCGCTCCTTTTCCAGTGCCTTTTAACCATTTTTCGTGTTCTTTAATTATTTTTTTAATATTTTCATCTGTCACTTGCTTTTCCTCCTAATCTGCCTTATAATAGCGTTATATGTATGTTTTTTTATTTGCCCTCCCGGGTTGCCGCCCGGTGGGCTCTTTTTATTTTCTCCTCCCACTTCCTTACCTGCTCTAACATGTTGTAAAGTGCCAGGAATATCACTCCTGCACCGAATATCTGCACCAACAGGCTTGTCCCTGCTGGAATCTCCAGCACCGTGTTAAATGCCAGCACAGTACCCAGCAAGGCGTCTGTTATGGTTTCTCTGTGCATATCTCCTTTTCTCCTTTTACAATTCCTCTCTTCCGTAAAATCCCATTTCTCTGGCAATTTCCTGCGGATTATACTCTGGTACATGTTTCCGGCCGTTCTTATCAGCCAGTAACTTCTTCCATTTCCAGTAATCTGTAAAGGCCAAAAAATTTACTCTTTTTAAAGCACCTTCTCCCATTACTGCATAATCTCCGTACCGTTCCCGGTTTGCTTCGATTTCTTTCATGTGCTTTCTGGCTGTCCGGTCGCTTATATGGAACTGCTCTGTAATTCCTTTTACCGTCATAACCGGATTGCCATACATAAGGTTAATAACTGTCACATGGTCGCCTCCCTTCTTGTGTTTTAATTCATTCCGTAACTTTTTGAATGGGCGCTTCTTGTGTGTAAATCTCTTCTTTTTCAACGAGAAGCGACCATCTTCCATTGTCAAAATCAACCGCAAGTCAGTAGATTCCTTCCATATCTTCCCCATTAAGTTTAAAGATTCCTTTTTCAAGATTAATTTCAAGGGATTTTAATACTTTTCTCTCTACTGCCATTTCTTTCACCTCGCTCCTTTCTCACCCTGCTTTCTTCTCTTTATCCAGGAAAATAGCTGCTGCCATGTAAATAGCCCCATCGAGTTTTCCTTGTACTCTTTCTGGGAGTTTGTCCCAGTTTTCTGCGATTTCTTTAAAACTTTTCAGGCGTTTTTCTTCCTGCTCTTTTGTAAGTTTTTTTTCCGTTTCCGTTCTCATGTTTCTCACCTCGCCTTCCGTATCTTATAGACACATTATAATATCTTGAAGATATTTTGTCAACACTTTTTTGTATCTTTAGGAAACTTTTTGTCTTGACTTTGCTTTTTTTCTGATATATAATTGTTATTAGAAAGGCAGGTGAAGAGTTTGACGCAAGGCGAAAGAGTTAAAAAACTGAGAAAATCCCTTAATTACACACTTGACAAGTTTGGTGGAAAATTAGGTGTTCAAAAATCCGCTATATCAAAAATAGAAAAGGGAGAAAATAACTTAACGGAACAAATGCTTCTTTCTATATGTAGAGAATTTAATGTAAATGAAGAGTGGTTAAGAAACGAAACCGGGGAAATGTTTATAGAACTATCTTCGTACGAAAAAACTTACAATCATTTTGGATACATAATGGAAAACGCTACTCCATCAAAAAAAGCAGCCTTATCTATTTTATTAGAAATGCTGTACAATGTTCCAGACGAACAGTGGAATATGATGATGAAGCAGTTTGAGGAAATAAAAAAGGAAGGCTAAACAGCCTTCCCGAAAATCCCTCGTATTAATTGGTAAATCTTTTTAATTTGAGAATCATCCATTTTGTCAATTAATTCGTGCAGGTGTTTTCGTAGTTCTTTTGTTTCCATTGTATGTACCTCCCTCATGGTTATATAGTGGGAACGTATGTTTGTATATACTATACTACAATCAGTATACATTTTCAAGAACATACGTTCACGTTTTGGTGGTAACTTTCCCCACTTACTTAATATCCGAATTTGGGAGGTCGAAATTGTCGAAAGTTTTAATTTGTCCGGAAAACCGGACACTTATTTAAAAGGGGAATCGAAAAGGTCAGTAATTTTGACTTTTAACCCTTTGGCCAAGTCTTCCATTGTATCCATACGCGGCATTATCTTGCTGTTGCAAATATCAGAAATCGTTGATTTTGGTATTTTGGTCATCATGGAAACTTGGCGTACTGTTATTTTTTTATTGTACATATATTCTTGCAATAAAATTCTCATGGCGGCAACTCCTTTTTTGATATTGTTGCCGTTTGGTGAGAGGTTTTATTCAATTGTGCAACAAAAAAACTTACAAAAAAGAGGTGATAGAATGGCATTAATAACTTGCACTGAATGCGGAAAAGAAATTTCTGATAAAGCATCTGCTTGTCCAAATTGTGGCTGTCCTATAGAACATATTAAACCACATGAAGAAATCAAGGAGCAGGAATATAGTCTACTCCACAAAATATTATACGGAAAAACATCAGGGGCTAAAGAGAGTTTCCAAAAAGGATTTGAAAAAGGGTTTGACAATACGAACAAACTGCAATGTCCTAAATGTGGAGGACATACCATTGATTTATGGTCTGATTCTGCTAATATGAAAGAATTTCAAAGGACTGGCTTAAATTTAAACCCTTTGCACCCACTAACTCCATTTAAAACGAAAACAATAAAAAAAGAAAAGAAATCCGCCGCAAAAATTGGTCTCGGAATTATGACAGGAGGCCTATCGCTTCTTGCGACAGGAGTTAATAAAAAAGCTCACAATGAATACTTTTGCCACGATTGCGGTTATAGATGGATAAGTAAATAAAAACCGCCACTGCGCCAAATTAACAGAAAGATTAAACCGCTTCGGCGTTTAATAATATTTTACAATTAGGAGGAGTAAAAGAAATGGAAGAAAAGAAACTAAGTAAATTGTTGTTGGTATCACTTATTATCGGAGTGCTATATCTAATTTACAGTGCTTCATACTGGAGCGGTGCCGTAGGGAGTGGTGATACTGCCGAACAAATCGGGTCAGGTATTGCGGCTGTTTTAGTTATGCCACATTTAGTCACGACTGTCCTTGCTGTAATTTTTAATGCATTAGGGTTATTTATGCACAAAAGAGGATTTGCTCTTACTGGCGCAATTCTTTATACAGTAGCATTAGTGTTGTTTCCGATATACTTCATGTTTGTGATATTAGAAATGATTTTATCTTATATCGGATTCGCAAAAATGAAAAAATAAAACGAAAAGTCGTCCCTGCACCAAAATGTTACCATTGGGGGATTTTAGTCAAATGTAATAAAGAAATTTCAAAGTGAGGTGAATATAGAATGGCTATGATTGTTTGCACAGAATGTGGAAAAAATTTTTCCGATAAAGCACCTGCATGCCCAAACTGTGGTTGTCCCACATCAGCAATACAGCAAAATAACGAAGCAAAAGAACTGATTACGGGATTTGGTCGGATTATAGCACATGAAACATATGTAGAACTTATACCTTTAGACTTCCGGGCACTCGGTAAAGTAAATCGAAATATCTATTATAAAAATATTAGTGCTATTTCATATCAGCCGCCCAGTTTTATAAACCCGGGTTTTATACAGTTTATTATATCTGGAGCACCAGCTAAAAAGGTAGATATTTTAAAATATGGCTGGGATAAAGAACTCGCAAAAGATGAAAACTCTATTCTCATTCGCTATTCTATAAACAAAAAATTCAAACAAGAATGTTTAGATTTTGTAAATTACTTGAATACGCGAATTAATTAAGAAAAACCGCCCGGTATTGGCGTACCGAACGGCTTTGAATATATCCGAAGATATACACATATTCCAGCAAATATATTGTATCATCTTCGGGACAGTTTAACAATCAGAACGTCCGTTCTGTTGTTGACTGTTATTTTTGTACTCTTTTTTAAAAAACAAAGAAAGGAAGATGAAAAATGTGGATTGAAGAAACCAAATCTGGAAAGTTTAAATTTACGGAGCAATACACGGATTACATGACTGGTAAGAAAAAAAGAGTATCCGTTACTCTTCCCAAGAATACCGCTGCTGCCAAAAAAAGCGCCGCATCGATTTTGGTAAGAATGATTGAGGAAAAGCAGTCTGTTCCAAAGCAAAACACCGATATCACTCTGGGCGAACTGATTAAGGAATATCTCCAGCACCAAAAATTGGTTTTAAAGGTATCCTCTTACAATTCCACCTATTACCTCTGTAATGCTATTTTAAAAATTTTTGACAAGGATATAAAGGTCGCAAATATAAGCCCTATTTTCCTTAAAGAAACCCTGATACGGACAGGAAAACCCAACGGATATCTTAATAATATCCGTAACAGAATGGTCGCTATATTCCATTGGGGACACGACAACGATTATATTGCAGATATTTCTTTTGTTTCCAAACTTAAACCGTTTAAAGACAAAACGCATCGCGAGAAGATAGAGGATAAGTTCCTGGAGCCCAAGGAACTTGAAGCTCTCTTGAAAGGATTTAAAAATAAGAAATGGGAGTTATTGACACACTTCTTGGCCCTATCCGGTTTAAGGATTGGAGAGGCATTATCCCTGGAGACACAAGATATTGATTTTGCAAACCATGTTATCCACATTACAAAGACGATTTTCCCCGCTTTTAAAAGTGTAGATACACCTAAAACCCTGTCTTCCGTAAGAGATGTGTATATACAACCAGAGTTAGAAGCAATCTGCCGCGATATTATTCTTTTTATTAAGCAAGAGGGGTTATTTCGTGGGTACCGGACAAATCTTTTTATCTGCAATACACGAGGAGATTATGTGTCCTATATCGTTTACAGCAACGTTTTAAAAAAGACATCCCTTGAATTGCTGGGACGTGAAATTACTCCTCATGTGCTGCGGCATACCCACGCTTCACTTCTGCTGGCGAACGGAATGAGCACGGATGCCATATCGAGAAGGCTTGGCCATGAAAACAGCGAAATCACCAGACAGGTATATTTGCATGTTACAGAAAAATTAAAAAAGCAGGAGCAGGAACAGATAAAAAAGATTCATTTAATAGGGTAAAAAAAGGGGACAAAAAGGGGACAAAAGGGGATAAAAAAGGGATTTTTTACGCACTTTCCGTTCCGTCAAAAAGCAGTCAAAAACGCCGAAACCCCTTGATTTTACTGGGTTTTTCCGTCATTTGGTAATTAAAAGGATTTCCCTCTTTACAAATAGTTTTAAAAACTATGGTATTTTTTTGAATCCCTTTATTTACAAAGGCTTGTGGCGCTTTACAACGTCCAAAAAGCAAAAAAGGGGACAAAAAGGGGACGAACAAAGAATACCGCAAAAATGATATGTTATATATAGTAAGAATTTTTCCGAAGATGATACAATATTAATCCCCGGCTGGCCGCCGGGGATTCTATTTACAATTTATTTGTTATCTGCTATACTTCTTTTAGTGGAGAGCGGTGGCAAGCCCGCCCTCTCTGCTTTGTTCTCTAATGCCATTTCTTTTTAGTTGTCCTCAATTCCCTTCTGAGTATCGTCTATAAGTTTTTCGGTCATTTCTTCTGCTTTCTCATATTCCTTGTTTTTTAAGGCTTCTCTAAGGTCTTTTAAATCTTGCAGCAACCTTCTTAAATAACTTTTAAATACGCTCATCTCTTCCATGTTTCCTCCTTTCTCCGCTTGCCCGGTTACTTGTAAGTTATCTTCCTTACAAGTATATAATACACTATTTTTTATATCCTGTCAATGCTTTTATATATTTTATATTATATTTATTCCACTTTTTTATTGTTTTTATATAAAATACATTATATAATTGGCTTATTTGTTTCTTTGTCCACAAATGTTATTTTTAACTCTGCGTCCATAGCTTCTGCCACTTTTTGCAACTCAGAGATTTTAAAAGTGTTTCTTTTGTATTTATTATTCATATTTTGCGGCGTCTGTCCGGTCCGCCTGGCAAGTTCTGCCTCTGTCATATTTCCTTTTTTTACCCGACACAAGTTTATATACTCTCTTACATCTGTATGCATTGCTTTACCTCCTTTTCTTTAATCATACATTTAATTTTATATTATGTCAATTTTAAAATTTAAAAAATATAAATTTATTTATAAAATACAGTTGACATTATATAAAAAATAGTGTATTGTATAGTTACAAATTAAAACAAAAGCCGGTGCAGCCCTACCAAGACACGCAACCGGCACCAATCAAAAAAAAGAAAGGCAAGTACATTGTAGCATGTATTTGGAATGGTGAAAAGCATGAAATCTAAACAGACATTTTTTAATGTAACAAAAGGGCAAGTTTCCAATTTTTTGAGAATGGTTGAATATTCAAGTTCAGCAGGAAAAAATTATTGTTATGCTATGCAGAATGCCTATTCTCGGGAACCGTGGTTTGTTGTGTGCGACTATGCGGATAGCAATGTCGTTTTTGCCTATTGCGCTTTTGGTTATTGGCTCTTAAAAGAAGACTACGGATATGTTCGCGCTACCCGAGAAGAAGTCCTTGACAGGGTTTGGAATATTATACAGGAAGATTATTAATACAGCCGGGGAGGAAGTACAATGCTGTACTCTAAAATATTGGATTTATGGATAAGCGAAAAATCCTTAGAAATACGAAACAGCACAAAATGGAATTACATATGTACCATAAACAGAGAACTAAAGCCAGCCTTCGGCGATTATTTGGTAAAGGAAATAACCAGAACTATGCTGCAGGATTATATTTTAAAAAAATCCGAACATCTTAAAACAGAGACGATTATAAACATTACAAAGGTTCTGTCGCAGTCCTTTAAATTTGCGAAGCAGGAGGAATATGTGGAAGAAAATCCTTATGTAAGAATAAAGGTGCCTAAGGAGCAGAGTGCTAAAGAGATTAAAGTTTTTACGCAAGAAGAAATCGCTGCACTCCTTAACGTGCAAGGATTCCACGAACAAATTGTGGACATTGTAAATATCGCATACCGGACAGGTATGCGCATCGGCGAAATATTGGCACTTAAATGGGAGGACGTAAACTTTGAGCAAGAATTTTTAATGGTGCGGCGTACCGTTTCCCATTGCCAAAATGGTGTGCGGGAAATTTGTGCACCAAAAACAAAAGCGTCCACAAGAAGGATAGATTTGGATAAGGCCACCATGCAAATGCTGTTGTCTATGGACAGAACAGGAGATTTTGTTTTCTGTAAGAAAGATGGTACTATTTTAAGCAGAGGAGGTATCTGCCAGAGTTTTAAAAGGTTGTGTAAGGCCGCTGATGTCTCCTATAAGTCTTTCCATACATTACGCCACACCCATGCATCTGTGCTTTTAGCTGCTAACGTGCACCCTAAAATTGTACAGGAACGTCTTGGACACGCAAAAATAAGCACTACTATGGATACATACAGCCATTTAATACCAGGTATGCAAAAAGTTGCTGTAGACGTGTTTAATACCTTGTGTTAATTTCTTTATTTTCTCCCCGGCTGGCCGCCGGGGATTCTTTTTATTTAATAAGTGCTTTGAATGTATTGTATCCTGCGATACCATCTACAGACAGTCCACGGTCTTTCTGGAACTGCCGCACCGCTGCCTCCAGTCTGCTACCGAATGTTCCCGGATTTTCCAAGCCATTTGGATTATATCCGTTAAGCATTAACAGAATCTCCAGCGCAGTAACCATGTACTGAGTTTCTCCGCGGCGTACCGTATGGCCTTTTAATGCAGCTTCGGAACGGCTGCCCCAGATACCGTCCACAGAAAGTCCGGCTCTGTAGTCCAGATTCATGGACTGCTGCAGCACCTTAATCTTTGCTTTATTTGTTTCCGGTCCCGGGATACCGTCCGATTTAAGTCCCGGTACTGCAAAATTGCGGGCATGCACCTGTCCATCTCGGATAATGGGGTTTCCGGAAGGTTTAGAGGGTTTTGGCGCGTTAGGCGCCGGCTGCGGTTTAAAATCAGCACCCTGAATCGATTTGCCGATAATTGCGCTTGCAATCGCATCCCCACATTTGTCAGTATCCCATTTATCGGCATCGTTCTGACTGTCTACAAAGCAACATTCCACCAGCAATGCCGGGGATTTCGTGTTTCTAAGCACATAAAGCCCCTGTGAGTATTTCACGCCGCGGTTACGGATTCCGAGGGCGTTTGATACGTTTCCGGCGATTTTAGCGGCAATATCCGCTGTCTTGCTGTCATAACACCACACCTCTACCCCAGTGCCGCCCCCGGCATTGAGGTGGATAGATACGTCTAAGTCTACACTGTGGGCATTGCATTTTGTGACAATCCTCTGCAAATTCTGGTTGGCAGTGCAATTTGTGTCATCTGTACAGTCATAAACAGTATGACCTGCGTTTTTAAGGGCTGCAATCACCCTATCCTTTACTTTTCTGTCCTCCACGGATTCCTGCAAAAAGCCAACAGCGCCACTTGCACCCTGTCCTTGCGGACAATGTCCTGCATGTACGTTATAAATTCCCATATTTTTTCCTTTCTGCCGGCTGTTGCGCCGGCGCAACTTATTTACTCTCTACTTCCGGGATACCTGCTACAGAGTTGGCAATAGATAAGATACCGGACAGCACAGAGGCGGATACTACCACTTTCCAGTCTACTGCGCTTAATACCGCTGCCGTACCTACGGTTGCCACAAAGGTCTGTGCCATGGTCTTTACGGCTCTTACCCCAGCCGCTTTAAACCACTCTTTTGTATCCACGTTTGCTTTTAATACACAATTCTTTAACATGCAATCCTCTCCTTTACTTAAAAATCGTTGCTGCCACTGCCCCGGCAGCGGCTCCCACCAGTGCCAGTACAACAGATTCCCACCGCTTTGCTGGCTTTCCTTCCAGTTCTGCTACTTTTGCGGTAAGCTGTGCAAGATTCTGGTTCATAAAACCTACTTCTTTTGTTAATCCAACCATTTCCTGCGCCAGCTGGTGGACTACGTTTACCACCCTTTCTACGTTGTCCATGCGGTGTTTTAAGGAACCAATTTCCTTCTTTACTTCCGCAAGGGCTACCGCGGTTTCCTGTTCGTCCATGCTACACCTCTTTCTATGTATTATTTCTTTTTTGCTATTTTGGTCTTGCCCGTATCTCCATGCGCTTACCTCCTATCTTTTAATCTGGAGGCAGCACATAATTACAACGCCCAGCGCTGCTCCTGCAGTAAATGCCAGTACATATCCCATTACGCTACCTCACTTTCTGCATAAGTTTCTTCTGCCAGAAGTACAAGCTTTGCGTATTCCTCTTCGGAGATTCTGGACATTGCAAAATAGACGTCCAGTTTGGCAACGGCTTCGTCTTTAGTTTTGTAAAATTTCTTTTCAATCAGATTTGTCATTAATTTTACAATAACTGTACTATTCATAGTTCATTTCCTCCATATTTTCCAAAATATTGTTTGTGTCATTTTCTATCATGGCCGCCTGGGTGGATAAAGGCATTAAAGAGAGCAGGTTTGCTGTTTTCTGTATATTTGCCGTTACGAGTTCTTTTATTTTTTTATCTATATACAGCTTTGTATCTGCCACATAATCCAGCTGCATATCTGCATTTGCGTTATTGGTTACTACTGTAGTTGGATAGTAGGTGTGTAGGGATTTAAATTTCTGTTGGATTTCTTCGGGGAGTGGCTCAAATGTTGGCTCTTTTAACGTATACATCAAATATACATCGTTATTTTTTACCCACTCCTTAAATCCGGCCACTGTATTAAATCCAAAGTTTTTAATCTGTACCCAGTTTCCGGATATACCCACGCTTACCGTTGTTGTAGCGCCTTCCATTTTTGCATAATTGCAAAATCCAGCATACGGATATTTTGCAATCTTCTCAACTCTCATGCCGATTGTTGTTGGATTGTCTAATTGTGCATATTCGTTTCCGGTTATTTTGTAGTTTATTACGTTTCGTTTTACTCCAATCACGCCATTCTGTTCACAGATTTCGTCACAAACCCACTGCCGTCCTGTGCTGTCGGTGTAATTACCGCCAGATGTTACAGGGATGCCCGGGAGGCCGTCTGGTGTCTGGATTGCAAGAGATTGTTCGGCATAGGGCTCGTATGGCAGTGGTGTATCTCCCAGATTAAACATAATGTCGTAAAACTCTGCCGACATACTGTTGTTGTTTATATCGAATCGGAAATACATTTTATCCCCGTCTTCTATATCCACTGTTCGCTTTCCCGCATTTCCAGTGCTCTGGTATACAGTGCCACTCTTCTTTTCTACAATCAAATACATTTCAACTGTGTTTTTTCCATTCGTTCCGCCGTAAGGTTTATTACTCTTAAAAGACAGCGTGTATTTTCCCGGCGGAAGAGATAATTTATCTGCTTCTTTGTTTAAGAAAAATACCATGTCTTCTTTACCCGTAGTGCCTTTACCAGTAAACGAGATTCTATCTCCGTTTAACGTAATCTGTTTTGCAGAATTGTTAATCTCATATCCCTTAAATTTGTTCAGAGGAAACAGATTCCCGGTATTAATGTTTACTTTTACTTCTCCATTTCCCCCAATGCTCTTAATCTCCTTAGGGCTTTCCGGCGTTGGCGTGCCGTCCTGCTCCGACTTCCCGAAGATTCTAAGCCCCTCCATAAACGCCTCTGCGCTGTCGGCAATCTGTACCACACTACCTTTTACCGTCTCTACAATAGCCCCTGCTTTACTCTGCCGCAGGTCTGCAATGTCCTTTTTATTGGTCTGTATCTGTTCCCGGTCTGCGATAATCTCCTGGGCGGCGGCCTGGACAGCCTGTACCTGTTTTTCTCCCTCTGCAGTTACTTTTCCGGTCTGTGTTGCACCCTCTGTCTGTACCGTTTTTACAGCTTCTGTTTTTGCTGTCTCTACTGCTCCTGTAGCTGTTCTCTGTGCAGTCTGGATATCTCGCACGGCGGTTTCTCCGGCAGTCTGCACCCGGTCTGTCTGGGTCTGTCCGGCGTTGTTTACATCTGCAAGTGCCTGCTGTGCAGTTAAAATAAAATCCTGTGCAGTCTTATCTACGCTGTCCTTGTTTTCCTGTACCTGTGTGCTTAATTCCTCCACAGCTTCTTTGGCTTTCTGTACGGCTGCTCTATCCTCTGCCGTTTTCCCTGCTGCCGCCTGCGCTGCGGTGCTGGCATTTTCGGCTGCCTGCTTATGTATTTCCCCCTGTTCTGCGGATGTTTCCGCCCGCGTAGCTGCTTCCTGTGCGTTTTTAGATAATTCCTCTACTTTGGCCACTTGCTCGTCTATCCCGGACACGGATTCTACCAGACGTTCTACTTCTTTTCTGTCTTCTGCCGTCTTCCGGGAATCTTCCTGGGCTTGTCCAGCGTAATACCTGGCATTATCCTCCGCTCTCTCCGGCAGGTCTTCCCGGCCATGTGCCCAGCCTTCTGCCTGCTTTTCGGATTCTGCCGCCTGCTCTGCTGCCTCCCGGACGGCCTGCACCGCCTCGTGGAAAATGTCCGGGTTATCTGTGCCGCCTGGAACTTCCGGCTTCGGTCTGGCCTTTACATCTAAAACAATCCGGTATTCTGTTTTTCCGCTGGTTGCATCTGTTATGTACACAAAGGCATAGATGCTATAATCGTTTGAGGTGTCGTCGTTTTCCAGCATACTATCCGGTATCAGCACGTCTGTGACCCCATCTTTTGTTGTACCAATACGGGTTACGGATGTACCGCCTTTTGGCTGTAATGCAAAGTGGATTTCTACCGCCGCCGGAAGGTTTAAGCCCTGGATGCGCAGGATTTGTCCATAATCGTACTGTCTTAAAACGCCATACTTACTTGCGCTGGTGTCCCCTGGATTAAATACCACTGTTACCATTTTCTCACCCTATTCTTTCTATAACGCTGCTTCGACTTTTTCTCTCCATCTTTCCGGTACATTGTCGGCGGTAATTGTCCCGTCTTTAATTTTCATAACATAAAAAGCTACCATTATGCTTTACCTCCTACCATTCCGGCTAAATCCAGAATTGCCCCGTCCTGGACTGCCTGCTGCGCTTTAATTTCATCGACTTCTTTTTCCAGTTCTGTTTTCTCTCGAATTCCGAATACCGCAATTACTTTCTTTTCCTGTGTGTAGTCCACAGATTTAAACAGCGGCGTTTCCAGTTTCATGTCTGTGTATTCTCCGGTTACCTGTTCTTCGCTTTTGTACTGCACGGTATCCAGGTTCCCTTCCTTTGTAAGGGCTTCTGCTACTGTTTTTAAATCTGCAAAATCCGGCACAATTACTGTGGTTTCTCCCAGGCTTGCTCCTGGTAAAATTTCGATTTCTGTATTATCTTTTAATACAATTTTTTCCATAGTTTTTTTCCTTTCTTTTAAATTACAATTTTAAGTTACTTTTTTTGGTAAATGGTTGTTTACCCGCAAAATCCAATTCACAAAACTCCACTTTAGGAACCTTTGCCTATTGGGATAATGTAAGCACTGGAGAAAATGGCGCAAAATCTCTTATAATGTCCAAAGCCATGCGCACAGAGCATATGTACCTTGTATTGGTAAGATGTTTAAATGGCTCCACCGATTTGTATCCTCCGTATGGTTATTTACTCTGTATGCGTCTAAATGCATGGAAAGCCACCTTAATAGGAGAAGAACA